ATAGATTTCGGTGGTAAAAATAGCTTGTAAATTCTGAAGCGCTTACAGAGAGAGTTTTGCTTTCTACGCTATAAGAACGTGACCAAATAATCCCACCCCACACACAGACTTGATTACGCATTACATACAAGCCAGTTCTTCCCGGCATTGTTGCTTCGTAAATATCTAAACCTTTTGTTGCCTCAATGAAAGGTATGTCCCCAGAAAACTCTCCAGCACGACGATTCACACGTTGATAAGAAACCCCTTTAAAGGGTATTTCAGAGATAACAGAGTTAGTAAGGAGGTCTGTTAGAAAATATCTATATTCAACAGATGTCTGAAGAGCCATGTTTTTCGTCCTGTCTATGTCGTTTCATTATCCAAGCCATCCAGAGCGGTAATACACCCGAAGACTTGCTGTTCCCTCTGGAGCACCAGTGTCTTCAAATTCTATCTCATTATCTCCAGGAGCAAGCTTGATAAAGTCAGCAAGAACATCAATGCGTCCTCTAGCTCCTTCAAGTTCACCATTAAAAGCAACTTCTCTGTTTTGAGTATCAATCTCAAGAATGTCTGCTTGAAGAACTGCTGTTGCTCCACTAATACCTGGGGTAAAGGTTACGTTGTTAGTTTTGATTGCTTTTCCAGAAGCTACAATTCTTGCAATTGTGTCAGAAACGCTTGCTGTTCCAGTAGCTGCCTGAAACACAAGAGAACCTGCAACAGAAGCAAGACCGTCTGGTGTTACACCAGTTGATGTAATAGTTCCTGGCATTTCTACAACACCATCAGTATCGACATTTGCTAAAGCAACGTTTGTATCTACTTTTGCGTAAGTAAAGCTGGTATTAGTTGGAACTGATGTAACGGTGTATGTTCCATCAAATGGAGAACCGACACCTACAATAGTGACTTGCTCCCCGAGGATTACACCGTGTGTGTTTATAGTTGAGATAGTCACGGAGTTACCAACCAACTGACGAGATTTAATCTTACGACTTCCAGCTCTTACTGTGGCGTCTGTGACGGCTGTAGCAATTAAATCAGAAGCTGTTTTTGCATAAGTAAATGTTGAGTTACTTGGCAGGCTAGTGATTGTGTATGTTCCATCAAATGGAGAACCGACGTTTTCTACAACAACTTTTTCCCCCACTACATAACCATGAGGCTCTGAAGTTGTGAGAGTTGCTGTATTAGAGGAAATAGCTTTTACTATAATACTTCTCTGAGTTGCGCGAGGACGCTTGTATGAGAAAGTTGTAGAGGTTGGAGTTGCTGTAATGGTGTAGCCACCATTGAGAGATAAGTCAATATTAGAAATGTTGACTGTTTCATTAGGCACAAAGCCATGTGGAACCGTGGTTGTCAATGTAACAACATCTGCAGCCATAGATTTATTATTCACAAAACGAGCGTTTGTACGAGTAGCAGCGTAGCTAAACTCGGTTGTAGATGGTGTAGCAACAATTGTGTACACGCCATTAAAGTTGACATCTACATCAGCGATTGTCACCTGCTCACCGATAATAAATTGATGAGCGTCAGAAGTAGTTAAAGTTGCAATGTTTGAGACAAGTACCTTAGCTGTAATTGTTCTGGGCGGTACGCGAGTTTTTGCGTAAGTAAACTTGCTAGAAGTAGGTGTTGAGGTAATCGTATATGTTCCGTCAAACAATGCATCTACACCATTAATTAGGATTTGTTGACCAGTTGTAAAACCATGAGCAGCTGTTGTCTCTAATGTAGCTACGCTTGAAGCAAGAGCCTTGTGTGTTACAGACCTGATTGATGCTGCACCAGCAACATAGGTAAATGTGGTGTCTGTAGGGATTGAAGTTATGATCTGCTCTCCATCAAAAGGAGAACCTAAACCAGAGACAAAGATGCTACTTCCTACAGTAAACCTATGAGCAGTGGTGGTAGTCAGAGTTGCTATATCCTCAAGAGTTTCCACATTAAAGATCAACTGCTTGTTGACAATAGAACTAACAATACTTCCTTTTAGACCTTGAGTAATAAGAATAAGTTCTTCTGTTGTTCTGTTAAAAATTCTACCTGGACCAGTAAAAGGACCGCTTACTTCTAGATAGCAAGGAACGTTGTAATTTCCAACGTTTGTCACAATTCCAGAGCCTGCATAGCCTAAAGTTAAATTTTTAACTGGAATATCAACGGTGTCATAACCATCTTCGTTTGTATCATTCCAAGAGTATTTAATTGGGTCTGCAGCACGAAGAGAGATAGAAAACTCAGTGCGTCCTCTTGCGTTAACAGTGTCAATATTTACATCTCCACCAAGACGGACAAAAGACGCACGAATTGGGTCATTGCCAGTCTTTAGCCATACACCTCGATATACAAGGTTTGTAGCAGCAATTAAACGGTCGCGAGCTGCTTCCACAAGAGAAGGATTTGGGGTTAGGAATACACCTTCAAGGGTAAAGTTTCTAGCGCTGTAGCGTCCTTGAACATCATAAGAACCGTCACCAAAACCACGAGGAATATCTGGCATTTCAGGGGATGGGTGACGCCACCAGCCATCAATATTTGTTATAACCCAAGTAACGCCATATTCGTCAATGGTGTTAAAAATAAACTCGCCAAGAATAATATTGGCTTGAAGCTTCATGCCAGTTAGATGTGGCTGTGGAAGCGGAATTAACCCACGGTCTACAAAATTATTTTCCTGAGCTTGATTAGCCATTTATGCAGCACCTTTTCTTAACTGGTAAGCAAGTTGCTTAGAGACAAGATTTGCAAGCTCACGCTCGTTCATTCCTGCTGATGGATAGACATTGATAGTTGCTCCACCAGCACCATTACCAGAGAGCATAGAGATGATTGCCTTGTCACGCTTTGACAAACCATCTGGGTCAAGAGGTTCTACACGCTCTGGACGACCTGCTTCACCGATTGTGGCAAGCGTTCCGTTTGGTGATGCAGGGATAACTCCACCTGCAGCAAGTCTTGGTATGTCAGGAGTTGAGAGTGTAAACCCTCCAATTTTTTTACCAAATACTGTAACGCTTGGAAGTGTGAATGATAGGGAGTTCCATTTGTCAATGATGAAGTTAATTGCACCTCTAAACGCTTCTTTTAATCCATTAAACATTCCACTTGCAGCAGATGCAATTTTGGAAGGAAGACCTTTAATAAAGGTGACAATAGAGTCAAGCTTTGATGTAATAAAAGAAGATACGGCAGGCCATGCAGCCTCAACAGCTTTCTTTAACAAAGCTATCGGGTGATATTTAGTGATAAATTCCGAGACAGTCGTGGAGAGCCCAACGAGCGCATCTTTAATTTTTCCAGGAAGACCTGTAAACCAAGTCTTAATCTTTTCCCAATTTTCGTTAACAAGTCTCCAAATCACAAGAATTGGGTGATACTTATTAATAAACTCAAGAACAGTTGTGGATAGGCCAACTACAGCGTCTTTTATCTTCCCTGGAAGAGATGTAAACCAAGTTTTAATACTTTCCCAGTTTTCAGATACAAGTCTCCAAATAATGGCAAGTGGGTGATATTTAGCAATAAACCCTAGAACCGTAGTAGCTAAACCTTGAATAGCAGTTAATAGTTTTCCTGGAAGCTCAGTAAAGAAGGTGACAACTGCACTGAGAACTCCAGAGGTTTTCTCTTTAATCCAATCCCAAGCTGCTCCTACTTTCTGACCAATCCATTCAACAGCTGCTCCAACAACTTCTTTAATCTTGTCCCAGTTTTTAACAATGATAATAACGAGCGCGACGATTGCAATAATAATAAGAATCCATGGGTTAGCCATCAAAGCACGACCGATAGCCATCAAAGCGCGTCCTACAGCAATTACTATCCTCTTTAAGGCATTTCCAACTGCTATAGCAGCGTTCTTTGCAGCAGTTCCTAAAGTTGAGAATCCTGATTTAAGAGCGTCAAAACCTTTTGTTGCGCCAGCTTTAATTCCTTGTCCAGCTGTTGTTAGTGCATTACCAATAGCAGTTTTTGCTGTACCTGCAGCTTTACTTACTTTTCCAAATCCAGATTTAATAGCATCCGTGGCATACATAGCCTTGAGGCGAAGTCCATCAAAAGCACCACCTGGGGCTAGAGCTTTTCTAAACTTACCGACTGCTCTAAACGGTGCCATAAAGTTTCCAGCTATGCCTAAAGTAACAAACTTGCTAACTTTAAACATAAGGCCAAAAGCTCGTGTTATAGCAAAAATTGGAGCAACAAATTTAATAACTGCTTGAACTTGTTCGTTTCCAAATATCTTATTTAAAACTTCTAAAGCCTCGGTTAGGATTTTAAAGAATGTGTCTATAGAACCACTCTCTGTAAGGTTCTTAATAAGAAGGGCAAATTCTTCAACAAAGAGTCCTAATGATGGAGCAGCACCAGTTAGGACTCCTCCAATTTCTCCAAATGTATCTACTGCTCTGCTGAGTGAATCAGTAAAAAGACCAACACCCTCATCATCACCAAGTTTTAAGAGCTCTGCAACAATGTTTACAAGAAGGTCTAATACCTTGAGACCGTTTTCTGTAGCTTTATCGAAGTATTCACCGAGAGAACCATCAGCATTCATCGAGGTCATTAAATCTTCAAAGCGCTTGCTAGCATCTTCAAAGTACTTAAGCAGACGCTCTCCAGCGCCACCTTCCATTACAGCTTTTCCAATTTGTTGGAAACCCTTGAAGTAAGTCTTTAAAATTCCACCAATACGAGCAGCTACATCTCCTGCTTTATTAAAGTTCTCTGTAAGCTTGCCAGTCTCGTTTTTGGCTTTCATGGTCATTGACCATGTATCCGTGATTTTTACAAGCCAATCACCAAAGCGGTCAATGAGCGGTCCTGCAGCATCTAAAAGATTTATAAACCCTTCATAAAGATTTCCAGTTACTTTTCCTAACTTGCCAATAAGCCTGTCGTTAGTTTTCCAAACACGTTGAAGAGCGCCAAAGTTTTTAGTTTCAGTAATTGTTTTTGATATTTCAATTGCAACATCACCTAAAGCAGACCCAGTTCCTCTGAGAAGGTCTCTAAATACTTTTAGGTTGCCTTCTGTAAGAAGATTTTTTATGGCTGTTTCTAGCTTAGGAAATAATTCTTGACCAGCAGCAGCTTTTAACCCTTTGAATGCATCTTTAAGACTAACAATATATTCAACAAAACTTCTAGCCTCAGGTGATAAATCATTTAGGGCATCTGCATAAGCATCAGATCCTGAACCCTTTCGAGCCTTTGCTTCATCTCTCTTTGCATCTTCTACAGCACGCCTTGCGTCAGCTATCTGTCTGTCAAAATCTCGTAGTGCTTTGCTTTGGACGTCTGGATTTTTGCCAGCTTCTGCTGTTGCTTCTTGAAGAGCTTTTTCTGCATCAAGTACACCTTTTTTAGCCTGTTTGCTATTAATTAATGCGTCAGCCTCGGCGTTAATTGCATCACGCCGTGAAAGCACTGCATCTTTAACTGCTTGAGCACCTTCAATACCAGCAGCAGTAGCTTTTTTCTCTTCTGATTTAAGATCTTTGTTTTTATCAATTGCCTTACGAAGATTGAGGTCAGCTTCAGCAAATGCAAGCTCTGCCTCTTGACGAGCGCGAGAGTTTGGTGGAAGGTCTTGAACGCGCTGCAGTGAGTCACGAGCTTTTTCAAACTCAAGGCGTGCTTTCTTCTCAGAAATAGCACCGCCCTCAACTTCAAAGCGAAGTTGTTGTAGTTTTTCTTTTGCCTCTTCACGAGCTTTGTTAAGGTTTTCAAGAGCCTTTTTAGTTTTTTCTTGAGACTCTTTATATGTTCGCTCAGCTCTTGTAGCTGAAATTTTTGAATTAGCAAGAGAGTCTTCTGCATCTTTTTGTTGTTCGGTAAGTCTAATTAAAAGCTCTGGTCTACCTTCATTTTCAAGCCTAAACAGTCTCCGTTGAGCATCTTCAGTACGTCGGATTGCATCTGCTAGTGCATCTGTATCTTTTGCAGAACCTTTTGAAGCTTTTAGACCAGCTCCGATAGCTTTGCCAACGCCAGCAAAAGCTATTTTAGCTACAATTGCAGCTTGAGCTAAAGCAGTTAGTGCTCCAACAAGAACAATTGCTGAGGGGGCAGCTGCTCCTAATACAGATGTAAGAGTGACAAGAGATGCACCTAGTGCACCAACTGCACCAGCAACAC